CTATCAAGCTATACGAAGATGTTACAGATTCGGGCAGACAAAAGAAGTAAATGTGTATATTGTTATAAGTACAAGAGAATTACCAGTTTATAATAATATTCTTGAAAAGGGCAGACTTGCTGATGAAATGAATAAAAAAATGGTAGGAATTGCATCTAAATATCTTGAAGATGAAATAAAGAACACAACAAGGATGACGGATGAATATGATGCAGAAACAAAAATGAAACTACCAGAATGGGAGGAAATGGAATGAAAGGACAAAGTGCAGTAAATGTTGAAAATCAGTTAATCACAGATAAATATGCTTTATATAATGGTGATAGCTGTGAGATTATGAAAGGAATACCTGATAATAGTATTCACTTTTCTATATTCTCTCCGCCTTTTGCAAGTCTTTATACCTACTCAAATAGTGATAGAGATTTGGGAAATTGTAGAACCACAACAGAATTTTATGAGCATTTTAAGTTTATAGTTTCTGAATTATACAGAATCATAATGCCCGGAAGATTAGTAAGTTTCCATTGTATGAACTTACCAACAAGTAAAGAAAGAGATGGATTTATAGGAATTGAAGATTTTCGAGGATTATTGATTAAGTTATTTCAAGATAGCGGATTCATCTATCATTCCGAGGTTTGTATCTGGAAAGACCCAGTAATTGCAATGCAGAGAACAAAGGCACTTGGATTATTGCACAAGCAGTTGAAAAAAGATAGTTGTATGAGTAGACAGGGAATACCCGATTATCTTGTAACAATGCGTAAACCGGGAGATAATCCAGAGAGATGTGAGCATACTAATGAATCATTCCCAGTTAGTAAATGGCAGAATTATGCAAGCCCAATATGGATGGATATAAATCCTAGTGATACTTTACAGGCAAGAAGTGCCAGAGAAGAAAAGGACGAAAAGCATATATGCCCTTTACAGTTACCAGTTATAGAAAGAGCCATTGAGCTTTGGACTAATCCAAATGATATAGTATTTACTCCATTTTTAGGAATTGGCTCAGAATGTTATAAGGCAATAGAAATGGGCAGACGAGCAATGGGAATTGAACTCAAAAAGAGTTATTATGAGCAGGCTTGTAAAAATGTAGCAAGTGTGCCATTTAATAGCTTATATAAGAAAGGATTATTTTAAGGAGGATTAAAAAAAAATGAAAGTAGTAACAAGCAGAATGAAAGAAGCAGTAAACAAAGCAATTAAAGGAGCAGGATTTAATAATCTAATTCCTATTACATCAATGATTGGTATTAAATTATCAGATGGAAAGTTGAGATTGCTTACAACAGATATGACCAATACACTTTGTATTATCATTGACAAAGTAGCTGGGGATGATATGGACATTACAGTAGACGCAGATAAGTTTGGAAAATTGATTGCAAAGACAACCTCAGAGGATATTGACTTATCTGTAAAAGATGATGTACTTTTTGTAAAAGCAAACGGAACTTATAAGATTCCATTGATTTCAGATGAGGAAGGACTTATCTCATTCCCGGATATTAAGATGATGGATGATAAAAATGTACAGTGTAAGACAAAGCTGTCAAGCGTTATGCAGGCTTATAATATCAATAAATCAGCACTTGCAAAAACACTTGATAATCCAGCATTAACTGGTTACTATTGTGGAGATACTGTTATTAGTACAGATGCAAATGTAATCACATTTAATGGATTTAAGATGTTTGATAATGAAGAACCTATTCTTATTTCTGCTCAGCAGATGCAGTTATTGACACTGAATACAAAGGAAGATATTGTGGTTTTTATAGGAAGAGCAAGTATTCAGTTCGTGACAGAGGATGTTGTGATTGATGGTGCATTGATGGAAGGAATTGAAGATTTCCCAGCTAACGAGGTAAACGCTTATCTTGATGAAGCATTTACATCTTCTTGCAAAGTACCAAAAGATTTGCTTTTATCTGTACTTGATAGACTTGCATTATTCATTGAACCATATGACAAGAATGGAGCATATTTCACATTCGGAAGAAAAGGTATTAACATTCATAGTAAAAAAGATGCTTCAACAGAGACTATCAACTATGTAGAGAGTAAAGACTTTGAACCATTTGTATGCTGTGTAGATATTCCAATGTTAAAAGAACAGTTGCAGGCTAATCCAGATGATACTGTGAAGATTTGCTATGGAAATGAAAATGCTTTGAAGATTGAGAGTGGAAAAGTAACACAGGTTATAGCTTTGCTTGAAGATGAAGAATTAGATAATAAATCTGAATAAGCATATATACTTTACAAAATTATTAATCTGTATTATAATAAAGTTGTGACAGATTAGGATAGGTTTCCTAGCCGTTCTTTTCGTTCATTGCGTTTACCTCCTGGAAAAATCCTCTTAGTTTAAATACTAGGAGGATTTTTTATGTATTTTTATAAAAAACTATTGACAAATCTACTTTTATGTATTACAATATAATCGTAAATAAGAAATACATAAAAAACATCGGAGGTAATAAAAAATGACAAAAATGATTATTGATAATAAAGCAACTGCAGAGAAAAAATATGAGTGCTATGACATTGATAGAAATGAATATCCAACTGTTGATGACTTGAGAATGTTGGCACAAGATTGTATGAATGATGAAGTTTATTTAATTAGAGTATATGAAAATGAAACAGAGTTATTCACAATCAGGAATGAGAAGTAAAAAATAAAATGTGAGGCGATAACACGTATAAACACTTTATAAAGGAAATAAAAGTATGTAAAGATGGACAGATATTTGAACAGCATTTTGAATAATAAGGAGGAATAAATGAGCAGACGATTATTGAACTTGATAAACAACAATCAGCCACAACTTCCTGCAAATAAGAAGTTTCTGACAGATGTTATGAGCTGTATTGAGAGAACTGAACAAGAAGGAAGAAGGGCTGGAAGTAATTATTATAAGCCATCTTCTTTGCATTGTATGAGAAATATGTATTTTACTCGTACAAGAGCGCCACAAGACCCAGAAGTGGTAGAATATAATTCAACAGGAATGGCAGATACCGGAACAGCAAGACATGAAGCCTTACAAAATGCATTGTTGAATTTACAGAAAATGGGATACGATTGGAAATATCTTGATGTTGCAGAATATGTGAAAGAAAAACAGAAGTTCGGCAAATGTAAATCATTAGTTGTAAAAGAAAAGCAAGGAGCAGAAACACATCTTATAGATACTGCATTAAACTTATCTTTTAGATGCGATGGAATTATAAGAAGGATATCTACAAATGAGGATTTTCTTTGGGAGTTCAAGAATGTTGTTTCTTTCAAGTATAATCAGTTGAATGACCACTGTTTGGAACAGCATCACAATCAAGTAATCTGTTATTGTACTGTGCTTGATTTAGATAAAGCTTTTGTAATGTATGAAAACAGAGATATCTGTACGCTTGAAGTACCGGAAGTGTTTGAAGTAACTCAGGATATGAAAAACTGGCTTGTGAACTATATAAGTGAATGTGAAGGTTATGTGGAAAGAATGATAGCACCTCCACGAACAGAAGATACAAAGAATTGTAAATATTGCCCTTATAAAGGAATATGCAGAAAGGTGGGATAAAAATGAAGACAACATTCAATGGCACTCCTCTTATGGATTTATTTGACAAATTGCCAAAAATAAATGAAGAAGTTAATAAAGAAAATATAAAAATATTTAGACAATATGGCATAAAGTATAGTGACGAATTAAGACATACTTGTGTCTTATGCGGTAAAAAAGTTAATATAGAAGGTTCTGTATCAAGTCATGGACATAGGCTGATTTGCACTCAATGTGTTTATAAATATTTTGAAGGTGATTATAGTGCTGTATTTGAATGGAATAAGGAGAGATAGAATGATATATATAGGAATTGACCCAGGAAAGAATGGTGGAATAGCTTGCGTAAGTGATAAGAATGATGGCGAAGCATATCCATACTCTGATGATGTTTTAATAAATAGTCTAGGATTAGTATGTACAAAATGTTGTCAGAATGATGTAATCTGTTATCTTGAGCACGTCCATGCAATGCCCAAGCAGGGAGTGTCAAGTACATTTAATTTTGGAGTAAATTTTGGATTTATTCAAGGTGTATTAAAAGCATATGGCATTCCTTATGAACTTGTTACACCACAGAAATGGAAAAAAGAATTTTCTTGTACTTCTGATAAAAATACATCCATTGAAGTATGTAAACGATTATTCCCAAATGTGAATTTAAAAGCAACCGACAGATGTAAGAAAGACCATGACGGAATGGCAGAGGCATTATTGATTGCGGAATATGGAAGGAGGCATTATAATGGCAAGTCGTAGAGAAGGAATAAAAGTAAATGACGAACAACCAAAGACAGCAGATGACATAATGGAAAGGGTGGATAGTATAAGTGATACAATCAGAAGAATATCAGAAACGCTTGTAAAGAAATACTGTAGTGACTTGGATAACTTTATGCAGATTACAAGAGACATAATAACAAGACATGATGGTATAACAGATGTACAATTAGAACAGTCTATTCTTGAATTAGCAAATATATTATATTTCACTGGTTCAGCTCAGGAAGATTTGGGAATTAAAGAAGATACTTGCAAAGCTATAAGACAAGAAGTATATTCAAAAGCAAGAGAACAAGCAACAGGAAAGACAGTAGCAGATAAAACGGCACAAGCAGAACTTATATCACAAGCAGAAACAATGACACTTGCTATATATTCAAGAGCTTATAAGAAAGTAAAGTTGAGAATGGATGCAGGATATGAAATGCTTAATAGCTTAAAAAAAGTAATGAATAAAAGAATTACAGAAATGGAACTTTCAAATAGTAGATATATCAATAAAAGTGAGGTGAATTAGCATGACAGAGGAAAATTATCAAAGGGCTGAAGTAATCAGACAGGATTTAAAAGCTTTAACTTATTGTACGATTCCTTCTTTTGCTTCAACAGAATTAAAGCAAGAATTTAGTGATTGGGTTAAGAGAAAGAAAGCATATTTACAAAATGAATTTGATAATTTATAGAGGGAGAATAACAAATGGTGTATGCGTGGGATAATGATAGTACTCAAAATGCTCATATAAAGCATTCAAACGATAATAAGCAAAAAGCATATATGGAAACACACAGAGATAATAAGGCATATGAAAGATTCAAGCATATGCCGGATTATGGGAAAGGAGTACAAAACAATGACAAATAGAGAGAAATTTGCAGAACAGATTCTGGATATTGCTTGTAATGGTGGTTCAATAGCAGTTAATAAAGTGACATCAGAACCAATGCGATGTCAAGGAACAGCGTGTAAAGAGTGTTTATTCAATTTTAATGGTGATGAATTTTGCATAGACAAAAGAAAAAAAATGGGCGAATAGCCAATATGTTGAATCATTTGTTGACTGGTCAAAAGTTGCAGTTGATACACCGATACTGGTAACGTATAGTGGTATTCACTCGTGGGTTAAAAGGCATTTTGCGAAATATGAGAATGGAAGAGTTTACGCTTGGAATCATGGAACAACATCATGGAGTGGTGACGGGTCTACAACAGCGTGGGAACTAGCTAAACTTCCAGATAAGGAGAGCAGTGATGGAAGATAAAAACTTCTTTGAAAAAATGCAGAACTTGTCAATACTGTTTTACGAAAAATGATGATGATTATGTTTATTGCAGGAAAAGAAATGGAAAATGTGAATACAGACCATATAAATCGAGAAAAAAAATTGAGAGGTGGAAAGAATGAAGAAAGAAGTTGACGGAGTAGTGGTAGAGACAAAAAGCATTCTAACTGCACTGAAAATAATCAAGACAGTGTGCGAGGATAACGACTGCCTAACTTGTCCTTTTGGGAAAATTGAAAATGAAAAGGGTTTGTGTCTAGTTAAAGACACAATACCTAGTGTGTGGACTATAAATAAACCTAATGATGTGTGGAGGGCATTGGAATGAGCAAAGTAAAAGAAGAAAGAGTAACCGACTTGTCTATTATCATGGAAATGATAGATAGTAAACCTTATTATAGCGTACAGTACAGAAATGTTGGTGAGAATGGCTACAACATTGGGTACAGCTCATACAATTTAAAAATTGTATTGGAGTTCATTGATGAATATTTTGAAATTGTGGAAAGTGACACACAGACCAATGCTGACAGGATAAGGAATATGTCGGATGAAGAGCTGGCAGATTGGCTTCATAACATGTGCGATTTTGAAAAGGATGAAGAGCCTTATAAGTCGATTTATAATCTTGACACAGAGAAAGAAGAGGAAATACACGACAGTTACGGCGATTTACTTAATTGGCTTCAATCAGAAGCAGAATAGGAGAAAATATGGACAGATATTTATACAAGGCAAAAAGACTTGATAACGGAGAATGGGTGCAAGGAGTACCTTTTGAAATCGAAGGGAAATAGGTAATTCTGATAAAGGATAATGAAAATTTATTAAGAGTTCATTATATAGAAGAAAATATGTGGACTGCTGAAATATATGCTATTGAAGTTGATGCATCCACCATTTGCCAATGTGCAGATTTAAAAGATAAGAAAAGGATAAAAATGAATGAAGTTAGATTTAAGTTTCATCTTGCAGTAACAAAATTTTATCTTTCAATAATGAATTTATTGTCTGAAAAATGTAATGAACACAATATTAAAGCTGAGAAAATTCTAGAGGAATTAGAAAGATATGGTGCATAAGAAAGGACAAAAAATATGGAAAAAATAAGAGAAAATATGTCTAAACAAGATATCATCATTAATATGTTAGAAATAGCTAATCACTTGAGTAAACAAGAAGGTGATGTAAACCAAATTGATGTAAAGGTAAAAAATTTGAATATGCATTTTGAAGCATGGATGGATGATACGGAAAATGATATGTAAGTAGAAAAGGAGATAAAGTCAATGGAAGATAGATATTTATTTAAAGCCAAACATTTTAAGGAATGGCATATAGGAAATATCGTAAAAGAGCCAGATGGACTTTATATAAGAGATATAAAGAAAAATGTAATGGCTTTTATAAATAATGAATCTACAATCTGCCAATGCACAGGCTTAAAAGACAAGAACGGCAAGCTGATTTGGGAGAATGACATTGTTAGAGATATATATGGTAATTTTTACGCAGTCTTTTATCAGAATAACTATTATCGGTTCTCCTGGATTTGTGTCAAATCAGATGTATTTTTAATTGGTGCAAAGTGGCATTTGTGGGACATTAACAGTCTTGAAGTAGAAGTTATCGGCAACATATTTGACAATTCAGATTTATTAGGAATAAACACTCAAAACGATTTGAACAAACATTGGCTAGAAAAGTATACAGAAGAGAATGACAGAGAAAAAAGAGATTAAAGTTAAGGAGGAAAAAAGAGTTATGTATGTAAATCCATTTGCTTTAGGTGTAATCGTAGGCGCATTTAGTATGCTAATATCAATTGTTATACTTGCACTAATTACAACCGGAAAGAAAGGAAAATAATATGACAGAGAATGAAGCTATTGAAGAGCTAAAATATGATTGTAATGAACTTGGCAAAGCAATTCCATGTGATACTTCATGGGGATGTTCTTTTGAAAATGCTTATGGAATGGCAATCCAAGCACTTGAAAAACAGATGCCGAAGAAAGTAGTCAGGGACGGAAAATGGATTTACAAATGTCCCTGCTGTGGTGAGTGCGCAGAAACAGATTGTGGTGATGTCTTTTACGACTATCGACTGGATTATTGTAATGGTTGTGGTCAGAGGTTGGATTGGAGTGATGAAGAATGATATTTGAAGTTGGCAAACATTATGAACATAGCACAGGAAAGAAAATGCACATATTAGGAGAAGTAAATTCTGATATGTATTATTCGCCCTGTTTAGTCGCAGAAGATTTAGGAGGTAATTTTATTCCTGTTGGAATTGGTGAAGAATATGCAGTTAATTGGAATGAAATTGATGAAACTGAATGGCTCAATGAATTAAAAATGCGTGACAATTTATGAAAATAAAGGAGTGATGAAGAATGAGCGAAGCAGAATATATGGAAGATGGAGCGGATTATTTAGAGGAAGGATGTCAAAGACAGACTTGTGATGGCTGTATGGCTTACAATTATTGTCTAATAAAAGAACAGGAGAATGAACAATGAGTAACCTTGATTTAATTATAAAAGACTTAAATAAGAAAATGAAAGTAGGAAATATTCAGCTTGGAGTTGATTTTCAGGAAGTACAGAAGATTCCTTTTTCATCA